ATCTACCTAAATTTGATTATCTATCTTTTGTAATAATAGCCATCCGCCTGTGCCTACATTGCTAATTTTAACAATATCACCAATATTATCATCTAAACCTTGAAGTTCATAACTTTCATCTATTAGATAATCGATATCTGTAAAATCGCTATATCCAACATCATACCAATCGGCATAATTCCAAAACAAAGCTACATCATAGGCTTGACTTTCAATCCTTGACCATTTTCTAGTATCTGTCAATCGTTCATATAATGCCCATTTGCCTTGAATTGTTTCGTCGCTGTTTACCAATACAGAAAATCTTCTAACTGTTATTACTGTGGTGTCATCGTAGTTTGTTCCACTATTTTGAATCTGAGCACTAGTAACTCTACCTTGAGAATCAATTACTGTTGTAATCACTGCATCTTGCCCAGTTCCGGTAATTGTTACGGTAGGTGGTCTCAAGTATCCTCTACCTGGTTCAGTAACAACCACTCGTATAATTTTACCATCTTCTATTGTAGGTGTGATAATACATCTTTCTGCTTTAGCAACTCCGACAAAATCTAAATCTGCAAGAACATCAACAGTTGTATCGTATAAATTTGTTGCGTCTGTTGGAGCAGGATCATTCTGGAATAACGGAGTAATAATTTTATCATCTATTATAAGATTCTGTAGTAATACTCTATTGATTCTTTCAACAACTTGTTTTAGCGCCTCTGTGCGATTAATAAACCAACTTTGTCTTGGTTTGTTAAGTATTCCATATTTTTGTTTTGCTGGAAGTTCAGAAGCAGGTACTACCCTACTAAATTCATCATATCCAACTAAACTATCAAACCATTTTCTTTCAATATCAGGATGTGGCTTACTTGTCTCTAATCCTTCTGTCATGATTTGATATTGATTATGAATATTAATATCTTGATCTTCGATAGTCCAATATTGGATACTTAGTATTGTATCTGTACCTTTTATCAAACTATCACAGTTGTACAATACAAAGCTGTCTTCTGAAATTAAGGTTATAAATCTGTATCCTTGGCCTGCAGGATCTGCTATTAGCGAAGCTACGTCTTTTATCGACTTATTTCTCCACTCTACATTTGGAGTAATGCTTTTGTTTTTTACCCAGAAGAAATACTTATTAGTAAATCCTTGCGATATAGGATCGTAAACTTGTTTTTGGACATACACTTCGTCGCCGTACTTAGAAGATCCACTTATTCCTTTTGCAATGCCTTCTTCTGTGTCTGCCAATTCATCGTATGCACTAGGAAGCCTTGAGCTTTCTACCCATTCGTATATATCAATACTGTTGCCGTCAAACAGTGTATTCCAATTGTTTGCGCTAAATGTTACGTCTGATTGGTATGGATTTAAAAACTTAGCATTTGTTAAATCCCACCATACTCTGCCTACAAAAGATTCATCCCAGGTATCAAATTCATCTACATCAACAGTATCGTTCCCTACAGAATATGTTGCAGGATCGTAATAAGTTTTGAAACTTATTTCTTGTTCAGCAGGTCCTGCTATTTTTCCTTGGATAGGATCGATATAATCAATGTATTGAAGTACTTCGCCTTCTTTCCTATCATAAAGTTTAATACTCTTAATTTTATCTAAATCAACTGTAGCTTTTGGACTTCTATAATTCTGCCAAATGTTTTCTATTTTTCTATAATTTGCAATAGCACCTATTCTATTTCCGGTGGCATCTGCAGAATACTTCGGCAAACCTACATAGATGTGATTATTAACAGCTAAAATATTTCTTCCAAAATATTCAATAGCATCGTCGTCATATGAAACTGTTTGCCCGTAAACTAAAGTATTATTCAATCTTTCAAAAACGTATACAACTCCACTATTAGCATCAAAGTTTTTAAAGTTAGTAAACGCATTATCTAAAGTTGTTGTTTGATTGTCGAAAGTTGTGCTTTCAAAGCTATCTGCATTTTTACTTCCTACGACAAGTGTATTTCCGTCAAACTTAACTAGATGACCAAATTGTTCGTTACTTTCGTTGCTTCTACTATAAAGGTCCTGCGTTTTGACAAACGTGCCATTTTGTTGTGTGTAAACGTAAACAATTCCTTGTTCTGCTTCTCGATTGTCATCAAAAGGTGCTGATATAGCTAAGAGCATACCGTCTGAGCTAATGGATATGCTGTCACCAAATCCTATTGTTGTGCTAGGAGCAATAATTGTTTGGCGTTTTAAATAATTTCCATTAAATGATCTGTACACTAAAACTTCATTAGGTGCAGATGTTCTATTTTTATTTGCAACTACTAAAACTTCTCCGTTTTCTGAAACATCAAAGTCATAAGCAAACTTTATTAAATTTTCTGTGCCGGAAATAATTGTGTCTGCATCGTTATCTAATAATTGTCCTGTTTCATTTGGAACATATCCAACAAATTCAGTTCTTTCATCTGTTTCAATTAACTGCCAATTTACTGTACTGAAAGGAGTTGCTACAGTATTTGTGACAGCAGTGTATAAATTGCCATTATAAAAAACAATGTTTCCTGTGTAATAAGTAGATAGCGCACTAAATTCTCCTACAAAGTTTTTATCCTTTGCAAACTCCCAGGCCCATGAATTGCCAAACTCGTCTATACCTTGGTTTAAGAAGTATATTCTACCCCAACTAGTGTAATCTTGGTCTAAACCTGTAATTTCATTATCGCCTCTAGCATGAACAAACCCTTTATATAAGTCATTATTTTTTGTAAGTTTAATTTCGCTGCCAAGATATAGGTTAGAAGTTGATTCAGGTATTGTAAACGAATTTATTAAACTATAATTCACGCTTCCTTCTAATGCAAACACTGAGTACATACCTTCATTAGTGTTTCCACTAGCTACTCCACTTCCGGAAGCCGGTATGTTGTACACAACGCTCCAGTCATTATTATCTGGACTAGGGATACTAGGCTGTCTAGGTATTCCTAATACATCTCCTTCATTATAAAACCAATATTCTGTTTGTGTTAGTATATCAGTTGTAGGCAGCGAAACATTACCTGTTAAATTTTCTAAAACAATAAGTTTGCCAATACCTTCTGAAGCTAGACCAAGTGCCCTATATTGCGTTTGACCCATAACACGATCTGCTTGATAAATTGGATCAGGATCACCTGGAATTTGCAAAAATTCTATTTCAGCATTGTCACCATATACATTACCTAGACTCCAATCTCCTGTAACTGTCTTAACAAAAATAGTAACATTCAAAGAGTTTCTTTGGTAATAAGTCACAACAGCAGTTGCGCCTGTTGTAACATCTCTAACAGTTTGACCAACTTTAGGCTCGAAAGGATCGCCGTTGCTGCCAAATTTTGTAAAGTTAAAATTAATATATCCGTCCCAAAGATCTACTACAGTCTGTCTTCTATTCAATGTACTGAATGTAAGGTTAATGTCTGCAGGATTTTTGTAACTGCCGTCACTAAATCTAGTAAGCTGAGGAACATACATATCAAAAGTGTTGCCATTGACCAACACGTCTGTTAATGCTTTAGGAGCTCTAACTACAAATAAATTAGAAAGTATAGGATCTGTATTTCCGTAAGGTCCTGGAGCACCTTGTGCCGAGAGCACCCTAATATAACTATTAATACTGTTCTCGCTACTTATGACCTCGTTATTATTATCAAGGATATTATAATAATACCTATTAGGATCTATTTCTCCTTGAGGTATAACATCATATATTACTAATCCTCTACCTTGATCTGATCTAACACTCCCAGTTGTGTAATTAGGAGTATTAAAATACCAATATCCGCTATAGACGTTTGAAGTGTCTGTTGTTTCTACAGGAGCCACCCTTAAATATTCACCAACAAAATCGCCTGATTCTAAAAATAAACTACCTTCTAACGTAAATGCTCCGTTAACATCTTTAAGATACAGTGTTACTCTAGCTCCATCAAAATACACATAATCGACTGTGCCAAATGCACCTATAGTCTCAACTCTATCGTCTACATTTGGAATATTTGTAGCGGCATCAACATAAAGTACAACATCAATCTTATGTTGTATTGTGTGGTTAGTAGAGTTTATAAAATCTCCATCTACACCTGTAACTAATCCGCCGAACAAATCAACTGATTCTAAAGTAGTTGTTCCCTGGTTGGTGTAAGTAAGCTCATTCCATTTCATAACCACTTCGTCGCCTATTGCAGAACCTGCATACATTTCGTTTGGTGCTCTAACAAGTATATGGTTAGTTGACGTATCTTCGAAAGGATAATTACCTGTAAAAATTGTATTAATCTTTTCGTCAGTTTCGTTAATTAATCCTAACTCTTCAATAATTTGTGCGGTGCTTTCAAAGCTATTAAATATGATATTATCTTCACTGCCTAAAATATCTTTTGCAGCTGACCATAATAATTCATTTTTTATAACAATGTCGTTTGACTGATAATCTTGGGACTCTACATAATCGCCGCTAAACGCAGACTTTACGTTTGACGCACTGGGCGATCCTACAATTAAATATTTCCCGTCTGAAGATAATGCTACAGATTCGCCAAATCTTTGTCCAGCATCTGCTATATCGCTATCAGCTTCTAAAACTTGTGCTAACTTCCATTTATTGTTAGCACTTCCTCTGCGATATACAAAAACTTTCCCATCATCTATACCAGGAGCGCCTACAACTAAAACTGTGTTGTTTTTATTTGCAGCAATAGCAGTTGCATATTCTTGATCCGACCCATCAGACAGTGAATTTGTAACAGTTTCGAGTAGATCGTAAGCATCTTTTTGCTGTAAAACTGTCCAATTGTTTGAATCGTCATTATCTATCCAAATTAAGTCATTACTTTCTAAAAATTCTTGTGAAAAATCATTTGCAGAAGAAATATCAGCATAACGTGCAGTTTTAAATTTTGTAATTTGTCCTTTGCATTTTTCTACATCGTCAATTTTTGTATTTGTAGCAAGGGTTATTTTGTTTAATAATACATCTTTAATTTTATAAAAACCGCCTATAGCTGCTGTGCTTTGAGTAATTGTAGCATAGGTACTGTCATCAGTTTCGACTTCAGTACTAATTAGATCAAAAACTCCAATAATATCACCTTTTGTAATATCAGAAGGTGTTGCATCTACAGTAATCGTAAATTCTGTTTCTCCGCCTACTACACTTTCTACATTATATGGTGTATCAACATGTTTGTAAATGTTCCAGCTAAGTTTTTCGTTTCCTACCCATACGTAATCTCCATTTTTTATTTTACTAAATTCCTGTAGTAAAATATCATCATAAGAATTAACAGATATTGATACGTCATCTAAATTAACATAACCGCTGTCTTTTGTAAATCCTTTGTTTATATACTTGGTAGGAAATGGTTTATGATTGTAATTTTGAGGCTTTTCGTATACTTCAAATGGTCTAATTCTATAAATTAAATCAGTTTCTTCACCTGTGATATTATCTACAAGTATTACTGGCTGGGGAGTGAGCCTAAAGTTGTTTTCATCTAAGATAAAATCTACTTCTTCAAATCCGTCTGCTGCTCCGTATTGTCCTGTCTTAATTGCCCATTCTTCATAAAACTCAAGACTGTCTTTGTCTGCACTTCCTAACACATCAAAAAGTTTTGTTAATGCATTACGAGTACCTTTATCGGCAATCATCCCTTGGTAAAATTTATACTGGCTTACGTCATCGTTAATGATGTTAGCTAAGTAATCTCTATTTTGGTAGCCTATCAAGTGTTGAGCAAATTTTTGTTGTTCGACATCAAAGTTATCTGTATCTAAATCATAATAATCGGCGAACTGGTTAGTTTTATATTCAAAGTTAGTGTGTAATTTTGTAGCTGGTTTTTCAGCCAATCTATTCCATTGCGAACTAACAAAGGTTTCTGCCCCAGGAACCTTGCTTTCAGCTGCATAGTAAAACTCCTTATATTTAACCACGTCACCTATTGCGTAATCATTCCAAGGTTCCCATTGTACAATTTTTGCTTCATCGTAAATAAATCCAGGAATATTTAAACTTCCGTCCCACTCCGTTGTTCTATACCCAAGTACTCTAATTCTCTCTTGCCTGTATCCGGGCTGTAAGTCATAAATTATGTCATTAAATACTGTTGTGTTATCTAACAATATAACATGTTCTTTTTGAACTAGTGGTAGTTTAACAGAAAAAATACCATCTGCTGTATTTTTTGTAGTCAGTGTAAATTCGTTAGGGTTTTCTCTGCTTAAACTTGAAAATTCTTCAATTAATTTTTTACCATCTGCTTTGTAAATAGTGTATCCGTAAAAGCTGTCAAATATGTTATCTACCATCGAATACTGAGAGATAAATTTAATTTCTTTAGCAGCAGGGCTCACTGTAATTACTGATCCTTCTGCCCAGTTTTGCAATGACCAAAACATAAATTCTTTAGCAGATTTTTTCCAATCATTAACAATTTCATCATCCTCATCAAAGTAATCAAAAACGAATCCTTGATCAGTAAGGTATTTTTCATAGCCTAATAAAAAGTCAACTACTTCCTGTATAGTTCTAATTAATGTTCCATAGGGTAATTCACTTATACTTCTATCAAAAAATGTTCTTTTAAATGTAGCTTCGCGACCGCCTACTAATGGTAAGTTAGGAAGTTTTGTCATCTTATCATTATCAAAACTTGCACCACTTGTGTGTTGCTCAGTTACTCTATAATAAGCCCCTTCATATTCTACATTTTTGCCTTCAACATAAATTCTATTGCTTTCCCAAGTAACATATTCTTCTGAGACACCACCAACATTGATTATGGGATCATTATCAAGTGCAATCGCTTTGTAGTATTTGAATACTGGCTGTTCTTGATCATAGCCTCGCATAATATAACCATTAGATTGCTTTTCTATAATTACGCCGCTGTAGTTTATAGTTTGGACTGGCGTACTAGTGTTTAAAAAGATCTTGTAGTTTTCATCAGGAACAAACACATTACCTTCGTTTAATGGAGTTCTGCTGTCTAGAATTAATTTAAATTTTTCTTTCTCTGTAAAACCTGCTAGTTTAAACCCTATTTGATTTTTTATACTTTTTAGATGAGACTTATAGTTAGTAAAAGGTGTAGTGATGTTGGATGCCATATATCCTGCAACATAATTTACTAGACCACTAGTAAAAATCTGTGCTTCATCTTCTGAGGTATTAGGAAATATAATGTCTGTAAGTCTAATATGTTTATCGGTAGTTTTATATACAATCTCGCCGGCGTTGTTCCTAATTTGGTTAATCCTGTCAAAGCCGGTTGCTAGTAATTTATTAGGCTGAGTTAATAACCAAGCTGTCATTAAAGCAAACGGATATTCCGAGCTGTTTCTCCAGGCAGCTTCTACAGGTCCCTCGTCTCCAAATTTAAAAGAATCTCTAATGTTATTAGTGATAAAGTTTTTTGCATATCCACTAACAGACGGTGGCAATAAGTTTCCATCTTCGTCAACTGGAATATGCGATGTTAAATCTGTACGTATAAACTTTTTGTTAACAACAAATTTTTTGCCCGGTTCTCTTATAATTCCTTTTTCTAAATCTTCCCATAGTAGTAAATTATTTTTTGTGTAGGGCGCAGGGCCATACTGTTGTTCCCACCAGTCTGGTTTAACTGAAAATCCTAGCATTTCCCACGGATGTGTGTGAGGTCTATCTGTATCAAACCCCTTTTTGTAAATCGCTCGCCAGTATCCTGGTAAAACATTTCCTTGGGGACTCGACATTGAACTATAGTTCCATGTAAATCCGTTTGTTCTTTGGAAATTTGGATTTTCTGTATAGTCTTCGTCTATTAAAGTAGTCCACTGTATAAAGTCTGCTAACATTGCGTTATCAATTAAACTTTTATCAAACCCGGCTGTTCTATCCTCGCTATTAACAAATCCTAGAATATCAACAAAATTTGTATCATACGAAACTTTAATATTGTTATAAATCCTTAACTCTAATTCTAAAAGTAAATTATCTCTAAAATCATCAAATGCAACAAATCTACTTCCGTCATGCCCTTGAATTAACTTCGTTCCGGTGACGCTATCTACGTAAATTGTAGGCTCATACTTAGGATATAATCCTAATTTTGTAGGAGTAGGAGGACAATAACTTCCGTTTGTGCTTTCATATTCATATATTTCAACAATATCGTCTACTTCTTTAGTTGCTGTTATAACAACAAATCCGTCAGTGTTAAATGTATAATCTTTTCCAAAAATTAATTGATTACCATTTAAGTAAACCTGTACTGCTTTACGGCTAGGTGTGTCAATATCAAATACATTTGTTAAAGCAAAGAAGTTTTGACTGTCAGCATCGTCAATTATAAAACTTGTTTTTTTTGTTGCACCTAATGGAATCATGTCTGAAAAATAAAAAGGCATTTTATTAGTTTTATCTTTAACTAATTCTGCTAAAACTTTATCTACGTGATCTTTAGTTGCACCTTCAAAACCTAAACTGTTTGCTATTTGCAAAAACAACCTTTTAAATTTAGAATATTCTCTTCGAGAATATCGCAATGATTTAATTAAATTAGAATCTTTGTCTAAGATATGAAATAAAGACAAGTTTTGTGGTGCGGAATGTTTAACAAACCTTTTACCGTACTGACTTATTTTTCCAGTATCTCTTAAATTACTAGGCCCAGGATAAACACCAGTAAAATTATCAAGCTCCTCTACAATACTTGAAACATGGTCGTTTACTTCTCCTAAAGTAAATTCAAAAATATCCTCATTCAACGGATTTTTTTCAAAATTAATAGGAACTTCATAATATCCATTTTTATTTTTTTCTGTTGCTGATCTTGTTTTAATAACAATAACATCACCTATTGTTAAGCTATCATTAAATACAATTTCTTTGTCTTCGTTTACTGTGTCTCTAAATGTAAAATGTAAATTTTCAAACTGTAGAACATTATTTTTATAAACCCGTATCCATAAATCAGTTAATCTACTGCTTTGATCGTACACATCTATTGTAAAACTATCTGTAGTGTTATCAAATACATATTGCCTAATAACAGGCTGATTACTTAAACCTTTTGCTTTTTTCCAACCGGTATCTGTTTCAAAGATATCAATATCAGTATAACGCCTGACATAGCCTACATCTGTTCCAATGGTTATAATAGAATTATCCAATTGATATGTTGATGAATCTTGTAATAAATTAAAATTAAAAGTAATGTCACCAACATTATCTATTGTTCTATATGCTACTGGAATTCCCAATTCACTGTCGGTTTGGCCTACACCTGGTTTGTAACTAAACAATTTTGTTCCGTTAAATGTATTTGCATTGTAATAATTGTTATCTCCATAACTGTAACCATTTTTATCAAATACGTCAAACAATGGTGTTTGGTTTACTTGTGTTTTTTCTTGTGCCGACTGCCAAGCTGTTCCATCATAATAAAACGTTGCTCCGCCGAATGTACTTCCTAATTTGACTAAAACAGTTTCGTTAGCTATAGGCTGTGTATCTGGAATTTCTTTTAAATTTATTTGGCGTGTTGTTCCTTCGGAAGAAACAAAGTTAATAAAATTAATTTCAAAAATTCTATTTTTAACAAGTATGTCAGTATCAGCTGTAAAAAGAACTCGCATTCCTTCTGCTAAATCTACCCCGTCTATATTATATCCTTCAGAGCCTTCAATAATGCTAAAAATATCAGTTGTAAAACTATCTACAAGATCTATATCTGTTTTAGATTTAGTTCCAAATTTATGTAATTTTAAACCGGCATTAAATTCTATGATAGGACGTTTTGCTCTTTGTGATTGATCAATGTTACTAGGCTGATCGTTAGCTGACGCACTTACCTCAATAACAGATTTATGAAACCATCTATTATAGCGTGACCACAAGTTTCCATCAATAGATGCTCTATTAATTAAAAAGTAATCTTTCTTAGCTGGATAACCTATTGCTTCATCAAAAGGAAGTTGGTCAAATTCGTTGGCATCAAATTCAACAGGCAGGTTATCTGCAAAAACGCTTGCAACAGTTAATTGGCTTTCATCAACAAGTACAATTTTATCTCCTACGCCTTCTACATACCATTGTCCTTGGCTATATTTTTCCGGTGTAACTTTTCCAATAAAGGAAAGTTTCATACCATTAGATAACTCAACGCCAGCAGATGTTGTATATTTCTTTTTGCCTAAAATCTCTGTTTCAACGTCAATAGACGTAGCTTCCTCTAAATTTAAAACTTTGATAAGTCCTGATGCATTTAGATCATTATCTGCCATATAATATAAAATATCAGGAGTTTCAGAATTTAACTTTAATTCTATTATACCATCTTCTACTTTTTGTTCAGATATTCCTGCTTCTAATAAAAATTCATCATCATTATTTTTTGCAGTGCGTATAGTAAACGGCAATCCGGGTGTGTCTATATTAAACCTATAAGTCATTCCCCTATAAAGAGTTAGATTAGGATTTTGAGTAAAACCGTCTGGAGAAAAAAGATAAGCGTAATTATCTACATTATCAGCTAGTGAGATTGTATATTCGCTTTCGACCTGATCTGTTTGACCTATAACATTTATAGTTTGTGGACCGTTAGGTAGCCAGTAGTATTCTCTAAAATTAACAAATTTATCCCAGTCTATGTTAGGATTCCATGCGTAATATTCTTGGCCATTAAGTTTACTATGGTCTTTATTGTTTCCATTAAAGTTAGAAATTTGATTGATAAAATCATTATAGTCTTTGTAAAAACTAACATTGCCCAGATCATCTGTAATAACTGCGGCCGGTTCTAACTGGTAATTTTCTCTATCAGCACTAACATCTTTAATATACGAATCATCAGCTCTATAAGCCTTAGCAACTTCTCTGCCGACGTATCCGTTAAGTTTTTCAGCAACTCCGGGCTGCATAAGCTGATCGAAAGTGCTACCTAAAAACTTTTTGTTAGTATGTGTTCTAAAGTATCGAGGTAAATGTTGTGCAGACTGTCTACGTCCATCACCGTCAATTGGTACCGGAAATTCGTTTTGATTATCTTCGTATGCCATTTATATTGCTACCTCTTAATAACTCTGTATACCTGCATTGCTTGTTGTGCTCGAAGTGACAACAGTTCCTGTTGACTTCAGTCTTGATGCTGTTACTGCGTCAATAATTTGTATATCATCAACTGTTGCAGAGCTAATGAAAATTTCATCAGCTTCTGATTTTATTTCAAACAAGCTACCAAAACTTTGACTGTCTTGTACAGGCACAATTAAAAAAGTTACTAAGTCAGGAGACAACTCGTTCATAACATAACTAGATAACTCAGAAAAGAAAAACTTATCACCAAAGTCCCAATTTTCTAAAGCAAAAAATTGATTAATTGCTGCAATTACTCTAGTTTTAATATCATTGTCATTTAAAACTAAATCTGGATTTTTAACAATTTTAAAAGTAGCTTGCAAATCAGCTCCCGATGTTGCACCAAAAAGTACTTTATACTTAACAGGATGATAAATGATTTCATCACTAAGTGATTTTATTTTTTCTAACTCTGAACCATAATTATTGTAAAGCGCATCTGTGCTAGGAGGCAACGGCTTAGTTGTTATTGTTCCGTCTAAATATTGCCTAAACTCTGTATCGTAAGATTTTGTTAGTAAGTACATATCTACAATATTGCTTGCACTAGGATCAATTCTTGAATTTGAATCAGCTGCATGAATGTATTGAAACTTTAATTCGTCTCTGCCGATTTTTGCTTTATAATCTGTAGTTAGTGAATATGTTCCTGTAGTTTTGTCTAAAATTCTAAATATGTCTTCTTTTTGATAGTAAAAAATTTGCTTATCTTCTTGCTCACTAAGGACAACAGGACTAGTAACATCTGGTAAAACTATAACTCCATGCAATCCTATATTGTCAGATGCAATATACCTAAAATCCTCTGCACCATCTGATGTAACAATTTTTTCTAAAAATACATATTTGTTTGCACTATTTGTTTCTTCATCAACAATGTCTGTAAAAATTTCAGGATTGTCAACAACACCGTCATCATCTTCATCAAAAAAGCTAACTTGTATTTTTTTTGAATCTACATATCCTTCAGCATCTCTGTATTCCTCAACAACTTCCCAATCAAAATCAACAGTAAACGGATTAATGTCGTCTGGTTTCTGATTTATACTAAGTACCTTAATTTTATCTTTAACAATCTTACCTGTTAAGTTATTATATATTTTGTCGCCGCTGTCGTAGTAGAAGCGTATTTCTTTATCACTTTCAAAAACATATCTCATTGCTCTGTATGTAATTGTATATTTTTCTCCGTCAGTTTCAAATAGCAATAACCAACTTGCGTCTAGTTTTTGATTAGTTGTGTCTCCGGTTTTGCCTGTGCTAAATTCGCTAGTAACATTTAAGTTATTTTCTGTAATTAATCTCCAAGCTGTTGTATCTTGATCAAATCTTAAGCCAAAAGTCTTATATGCAAATATTTGATCAATTACTTGAGACGACACATCTGATTGTAAAACATTTGCTAGGCTAGGCCTAATTTCAGTAACTTGTGCTTCTGTAGGAATTATATCATTTAAAAATACAGGACCTTCGCCATTGGCGCTTGTTTGTGTTCCGTTACCGTCTACACTAACTATTTTAACCCATCTGTATGAAACTGCATTAGGCACTAATGAAGTGCTGTAAGTTCCGTCAGGCAAAAAGTATTTTCCTTCTGGCGGTATAACTTTTACTAGAGATCCTGGTACAATTAATTTTAAAATGCTACCAGTAAATCTACCTAATTCTGCAACTACACCATCTCTGTTTGTAAAATATCCTGTACTTTGATTTGTTTCATTACTCAGCTGCGTCCAGGTTACTCCTAGGTCTGCAACTAGCACTTTTGGAAATTGGTCGTAATAATAATTTCTTACCTTTTTGTCACCAAGTATAGGCTGAATGGTGTTTATTACTGCACCTTCTACATCTGTCCTTGTTGTAAAACTAAACGAAGTTTTAGGTATAAGATATTCTTTATATATTGATCCATCAGTTCCAAATAAGTTTGTTTTAGAATACTTGCCTGTTGCATCTATTAGATCAAAATACCTGCTTATTCCGCTTGCTGTTCTGTTCACAGATTTTACTTTTATAATTTCTTGACTTACGCCCAATGGAGCAACTTGATAATCTTCGCCTGTTACCATTCTGTTTTGGGTGTAATATGTGCTAGGCGCATTGCGCTTGATACTAGCATTGGTTTCAGAAGCAGAGCTGTTATCTACAGTGTACTTTAATTCAAAAGTAATTGTTAGACTTTCAACTTTTCCTGTACGAGATATATAAGGAATATTAATTGATATGCCTCTCATGTCATCAGGAGTTGCAATTACTCTTTCTTTTCTACTTGATCTATAATAAACTCTAAACTGCCCTTTAGGCAGAGTGCCGAATACACCATCGGAAAAAATTAAACTAATTCTATCTTCGGCGCGGGTTAAAACACTGTAAATATTTCTAATATTTTTTGACAAACTATTGTATATTATATTGTTGCCTTCTACAGCATCTACTTTAGTCCACTGTTCTTCTTCATTTCCAAAACTGTCTAATTTATACAACCAAACATCGCTGTTGTTTACGTTTGTTGCATCGATTGCAACTATCTGGTTAGTACTAGGATTAGTTATTGTAAACACACCTTGATCCAAAGCACCTTGTCTGAAGTGTGAAAAGAATCCGCTATTAGAACTTGCCGGTCCGCGGCCGTCATCTCTATATAATAAAGCAAAATTGTTTCCTGGAAATGGTGCTTCTTCTTCTATTATACCATTGTTTATATCTGTAGAAACAATTTCAAATCTTGTGCTCCGGCCGTCAACTGCTTTAGAAAATCCGTATGTAGGCACTTCAGCATTAGTAGAATTTAATCTATATTGTTCTGTAGGCACACCGTTTACTGTTTCGCTTTTTGCAGGACGGCCAAATGTTCCGTTAACTGGTAAAGAAGCATTCATTACCTTTATAAATTGTTCGTACCAATCAGGGTTTGCAGGGTCATTCCATAGAATAGTTTGGTTTTCTAAATTAGTATTATTGCTATCTCTAATTTCTTCAGTAGTGCGTACGGATTCAATTTTTAAAAGACCATTAGCTGCTTGGTTACGCTTTGGATTGTAAGAAAGTAAACGTGCTAGACGTAGTACACTTTCTCTACGTTCTGCTAACTCTAAAAAGTTTTCTCTTGCATTTAGATCAACTCTAAATGCAATATTTTGTCCTAAGTAAGCAATTAAATCAATAAGTGCAAGATATTCACTCGATTCAACATAGTCATTAAAATCTTCAGGGTAGTTTTGGCGTAGATAGTTAATCATTGTCCTACGCAAATTATCAAAGTCATAACTTTGGAAATCAGCATTACGAAAAGATTGGTAAACCCGCTTCCAGTCCTCAGCTAATAATAATCTATTTTGTCTATCTGTGCTTGACATATTTGCTTCCTAATCTTATATTGTATTTATTTGAAACGATTATGTACGTATATAATTTAGTTTAAAAATCCGGCGTTTTCGTCAAACTTTAGACGCACTGTTTCAGATATATTGTATGGAAGAAATACTAATGAACATTCGACTTGGATCCCACTTTCATAACTATCAACAATAACACTGTTAACTTGCACCCTAGGATCACTGTTAACAATTTTAGTAACATTATTAACAATAGCATCTTTCAAATTTTCTGTCAAAGGTTCAAATAAAACGTCCCATATTATTGTTCCAAACTCTGGATCGCTTAATTTTTCACCTTGTCTAATATGAAAATGATTTATAATATCTTGTTTAATGAGTGCAATGTCGTAAAGGGTCCAACTTGTTCCGTCAGGATTAACTGTGCTAGTTCCTCTATAAGCCCGGCTACCAGGAGGATTTGTATCTTTTTTAGCTCCTTTAACAAGGACCTGTTTATATAGATTTTTTTCTCTTGTACTCATAACTATATTTAACCTTTACTAAGTCGGCTTTTTAAATGTATCAGGAGCCGGGGTCAAAGGTGTACCATGTAAGTTTTCATGCCCGTCCCACGGTTCATGTTGAGGAACACGCTGGCTTGCTAATGCTTCCGCAGCGTCAGGTCCATTCATGTCGATTTTACCTGCCTTTTCGATATGATGTGCAGATTTTATATTCGTGGTTCCTACTGCTGTCAAATTTCCATTAGCACCTGCTTTTAAATTAATATCTTCTCCTGCTTCTATATTGACATTTTTATCTGCTTTAATGTTTAGATCTGCCTCCGTGTGAATGCTAATACTATCTTGCGCAAAAATATCTATCTTGCCATTTGAAGTTAATTCTATCCAAGTTGTTCCTCTTGCGTTGCCTATATAAATTAAGTCTTCTGTATTATGCATCAGTATCTGATGCCCTGTTCTAGTTTTAATTCTTACTAATTCATTATGCGGTAATGTTGGATCGCCTTCTTCACCTAATTCAACTACAGCATAATCAGGAGGTGTAGTGCTTGCTGGACCTTTACGTAACAATGACGCATCACCGTCGTCCATAACAAAACTAGACCCACCGAGTCTGCTAAATGGTACATCGCTCTGAGCACCTATTTTTCCATATTTTCCTTTTGGAGATCCGGGACGTCTATCTTGCGGGCCGCCTGTACTGATACCAAACACATGACTAGGTGTTTCTCTCCTAGCACTAGAACTAGTAACACCCCTAGTATCGTCATTTAACAATCCTTGTGTTTCTAAAATTGTTTTTGCATCAGTGCTATGAGGTTTAATAAATTTCGTGCTGTCTTTTTTTGCCGCTGTTTCTATTTTTTTATTGTATTCGCCGGTGGGTATTTTTTTTGATGTACTATCATCGTTAAAAGAAGTTGCTGCATAACCTGGAAGCATAAAATTCATATGTTCGTCTTGTATACAACCTATCCAATAGCCTTGACTAAAATTTCCTTCAGCAAAAACAACTAAAACTTCTGTACCAACGTCGGGCGGTACAGCCCAAAATCCGTAACTTTTTTGGGTGTATTGGTATCCTTCGTTTTTTGTTAAATCTTTATACGGGCTTACTCCATAAAATGGGGACAAATAAGATACCGGAACAATTTGACCGGTGCGCTCACTCATATTTCCAGAATCATTTGCTTTTAGCAATTCAACTTCTAAATTGCCCATATTTTTAGGATCAAGGTGATTGACTATAACAGCTTTGTAAGGTCCGGCATTTGCTAAATTTTCCGACGGCGTTCTTGTTATCTTAGACATATTATGTACCTTCTACCTGATCAATTTTGTTTTCTTCTGCACCATCCACCATAATTGCATTTCCTCCAGGAACAGCCTGGACTGTTGTTTCAGTATCTTGCAACGGTCGCCTAATCATATCTAATTCTTGAGTAAACATTCCTTTGCTGAAACTATGTACAACTAATACAACTTGGTATAAACCTGAAAATGCAGCTACAGGAGCAAATCCTCCTCCTGGAAATTCCATCCAGCCGTCTCCTTTATAATCAATAGGAGTTTTGAAGTTTAATGTAACATCAACTTCCGAGCTTTGATAATTCATTGTGCCATTTCTATTAAGGTTGATAAAACCTGTGCTACCTGCATTATAGTTACCCATTCCGCTGTCTGACAGATAAAAAGGATCTCCCCAAATTTTCATTTGTACATTAACTAAGTCCGAAGGACTGTTTAAAATTGCTTCATTTACGTCTCTAGCAACCTGTGTTTCTGCATGTTCTGTGCCGCCAGAATGCGTTCCACTTTTAGGTTTATCGCCTTCTTCAACTTTTTTGCTGCCCGATGCACTTGTTGTTTGTGTATCTCCCTCATTTAATTTCTTTACTGTCTTTTTTTCTGCTTCTGCTATTGCTGTCTTACCACCTTGCTTTTGAGATGCAGATGCTTGTGCCCGCATAGGATTTAATGCAACAAAAAATGCAGAATCAATCTGAATATCAAACTCAAGTATATCTTTATTTTTTCCTGTATAGATATAATTGTATTCTTTAGCTGCCTGTACTTTAGCCAATGCTTGCTTAGGGCTAGGCTTTGTAGGGGATGCAAATCTACTTTGTGAAACCATGTAAGGCACAACTCTATAAACATAAATTCTTGGAGACCTACCTGTTTGGTCGCTTGTTTCTGTGTCGGTGACATTATACATTTGTGGTTCAATTTTAAACCAAGGAACCATATTATTTTGATCAGGTTCAGCTGTAGCAATTTGTCTACCGTAATCGCTCAATAAGATAACCTCTTCAATAATGTCTTGTATTCTACTAGATTTAGGAAAACTTAGAGTTTTACCTTTGTCAGATATTTGCACTTTGCCGCGCTGAAATGTCCCTGGTTTGCCTTCTACTTCTGAAAATTTTGCTTCGCCAAACGGAACTGCACCACCTTCAAGATAACTTTTAACAATTTCTGCTTTGCCTATGTCGTTAATATTTTCTTCATTTTCGGCATAGTCTCTTATTGTTTCTCCTAATTGAGATCTAGTAATCACAACCCCTAACAATTCCTGTATCTTTTGATCAAAATCTACAGGCAACTTCCCGTTAGAAATACCTGTCAAACTTTCATAAATTTCTAATTTTTCATCCTCAGTAAATTCTTTAAGTTCGCCTTCTTTGGATGTTGCTCCGGCATCTTCTTCTTTTGATCCTGTTAATCCCTCTTCTAAACTAGAATCTTTAGTAGGAAATACAAAAACATACTGATCAGCTTTACTAATTTGTCCAGCTTCTTGCGTTCTTAAAAGTCTATCATTTAATACACTAGCTAATCCGCCTGGACCTTGTAGTAGTTCTTGTACATTTTCGCCTGTAATAGAAACATCTGTTTTAACACTTTGGACTTGATCTGACATAGCCTTTTCTGCCCAAGGAACAGCCTCAACAGAATATACGCTTCCGCCTTCGGTAACATTAAATGTTGCATTAGTTAAGTTTAAAGGAATAAGTCTGCGTGAATTCCTAGATGCTATTGCATTGCCATTGCTATCATACCCTTTAAATTCTATTGTCAATAAAAAAGGAGCTTCTAAATAATTTTTATGTCCGGCTGTCAACGCTGCCATTTGTAAAGTTTGCAAAAACATGCCCATACTGTGCGGCTCTGTAACTTCAAATGTTACTAAAGTTGCATTTGATTGTTTTGTTTTGTTGTTAGGAGTAATTATACTTTCAATACGGACGTCATCAATATAAAATTCGGTAGCTCCTCTAGTTTCGTATAGAGTTCTAATTTTTTTATAACCACTGCCTCCACTTTTTAAAATAGTAATAGGCGGCTCAAAAATCCTATAAGTAACGTCAGGATTGTTTATTTCATCGTTTGTTAAACAATGTAGCCCAAAGATATAATTATATGAAGCAAACTGTTCTAATTCATTTGGCCAGGGTGGAAATCCCCCTAGTATGCCTCCTAATAAACCACCTAATCCTCCGGAAATCTGTCCCAATGCACTGCTAAACTGAGATGCTAAATTGTTTAATGGGTTTGTGATAGCTGAAGCCAATTCAGCTGCTGTTCCTTCTACAGCACTAGCAATACCGTCAACTGAAATATTAGACGAATTCTTAATATCTGCTGCCAATCTATTAGCAGTAGCATTTATTGTAGATCCAACTTTGTTAGCCCTTGCGGCAATATTTTGCGGTTTAAATCCGGCCATTATTATGTTCCTAGTCTAGATGCAAGACTGTCGCCTTTGGGTAGGTAAATTTCTGTGCCAGGAATCATATCGTATACAGGATCTTTTATAACATCCATATTTCTTTGGGCAAATACCCACCAAAGTTTATTTGATCCATAGAGGTCATATGCTAATAAATCTGGTCTATACGCATATTGAGATTCTATAGTATACAAGATATCGTCTGATTCAGCAGGGATAGGTCGTATTCTTAATATGTCTAAGTACTGTCCGTTGACTGTAGCTGTGCTATAATAAGGGCTATCTGAAGTATATGCTGCCATTAGATAAATCCTTTTCCGTTAAACACATAGTCTCCTCTAACAAACGCATCAAGGTTAAATCTGGAAACATCTCGTCTGCTATAGATAGGCGTAAGCATTGCAGATATTGAAGACTTTGTAGGAACCCAAGCACCATTTGCTGCGGCGCCTACTTGTATATAGTCAACATCACTTGGTAGTTCTACCGTAAACTGTTGTACTACAACTGGAACATTTTTAAAGACATAATCACCATACCCGTTTAACCTTACTACTGGAGGCGGTGACCCCTGATTACTTGTGTTTCCGTATGCCATTTTAGTAACACTACGTAAATAATGGACTGCTGCGAGCCAATATTCGCCTTCTAAAGCGTTTTCAATCAAAAAATCGCCCATCACTGTCAAACTATTCACTTGTGAGTTCTGATATGCATAATAAGGATAATTATTATGTATAGGAGTTATAGAGTTATAGTTTGCTGAATGCTCAATCATAATTTGTGGAGTATATGGCCAAGTTAAACCGTTAGTTTCGAGCAACGGTGTTAATACAGGACTACCTTTGAAAGAACTAGGAATACTTAAACGCACACGCCAATCATTATCATTTGAACTTCCCCAGGAACCGTCCGTAAAAGATAGTCCAGAAGGATTAGCGCCAGGTATAAGATTGATTGCTCTAAGAGCTTTGCCGAACCCAGTATCTTCTACAAAGTCAGAAACTGTTTCTCTTACTGTACCAACTACTGCATTTTTGACGCCATCACCTACTTTTAAAGCAGCTGAACCGACAAATTTTTCTACTGATTGCAAAGGGTTAAAAGCCATAATTTTTTTTCTCCGATATCATAAGTATTTAGTTGACAAAATTAACTGCGTAGTTTATAATAGACATATAACTTGGAGACTTGAATGAGGAAAACTAATTATCTTAATAATAAAGACATTTTAAAAGAAATACATAAATCTAAGTCTAGTTTTTGTAGCTTTGTTGACCCTGAATATAATCAATACGATATAATTTTAGAAAGCATAGATAAAATCAATATAAGAACTATTGCCGAAGCAAAACGTAATAAAGCAAAACGACTAGGAGACGCAGAATATGTTGCACGTAAAGAAGCAGGAGAAAAAATAAAGCAAGCAGATTGTGCTGTAGACTACAGAAAAATAACAAAAGAAGAACTTATATTTAGAATTATGACTTATGACCATATCCCTGAAGAGCCCGGTCGTAAAAAGAACCCAAAGACTATCGCAGACACAAAGGTAAAATTAAACTTTCCCCCATTTAAACATTATAAATTTAATGAAGAAGGCGAATTAGTATGTGTTGGTAAAAGTCATTGGGAAGGCGGCATGGAAAACGGTTACTTTGCTCTTAAAAAGGGTAAAGCAACAAACAAACTTGCTATGATGTGGATGAAGTTATGCGATCGATATGCTACAAGAGGCAACGTCCGTGGATACACCTACAATGACGAAATGCGAGGTCAAGCAATATTGCAACTTGCACAGATCGGCTTGCAGTTTGACGAAAGTAAATCACAAAATCCATTTGCATATTATACAGCCGCTGTCACTAACTCATTTGTACGTGTCATCAATATAGAAAAACGCAATCAGAATATTAGAGACGACATACTTGAAATGAATGATATGAACCCAAGTTATACTAGACAACATGCTGGAGAATGGGAAGCTGCAATGAAACGCGAAGGATTAGATCCGGCTAAAAAATAGTTGACACTGATACAAAAAGAATGTATCATGTTAGTTGATTAACATGGAGAAATTACGGTTTGTTTAGAAAAGCGGCGGTTTTTACCGATATCCACTTTGGATTAAAAGGCAACAGTAAAGTACACAACAATGATTGTGAAGAATTTGTAGATTGGTTCATTGAACAAGCGCAAGAAAATAATTGCGAAACTGCAATTTTTTGTGGCGACTGGCATCATAATAGAAATAGCCTTAACCTTACGACTATGGATGCTACTATCCGAAGTCTTGAAAAACTAGGTAAAGCATTTGATAAGTTTTATATGTTTGTTGGCAATCACGATTTGTACTACAAAGACAAACGTGATGTGAGTTCAACAGAATTTGCAAAACATATTCCTGGTATTACTGTAGTTGATTCAATTTACGAAGAAGACGATGTTGCCCTTGTTCCTTGGCTAGTAGGCGACGAATGGAAAAAAATTGAAAACATAAAATCTAAATATTTGTTTGGCCATTTTGAACTTCCAAGTTTTTATATGAATGCAATGGTACAAATGCCAGACCATGGCGACTTGCGGCCTCAACATTTTAAAAATCAAGAATATGTGTTTAGTGGACATTTTCATAAACGACAGGTTCAAGGTAAAATACACTATATTGGCAACGCTTTTCCACACAACTACGCAGATGCAGGTGATGACGAACGTGGCATGATGATACTCGATAAAGAAAACGGCAAAGAACCACAATATTTAAATTGGTGGAACTGTCCGAAGTATCGAACTACATCTCTTAGCAATTTGCTAAATCCAGATAATAAAATAATTAAACCGAAAATGTATCTACGTGTTACTATAGATGTACCTATTAGTTATGAAGAAGCGCAGTTTATTAAAGAAACATATATTTCACAACATGGTTGTAGAGAAATTACGCTGATTCCACAAAAACAAATCGAAGAAATTACTACTGAATTGGATATTGAACAATTTGAAAGTGTAGATCAAATTGTATCTAACGAAATTGCTGCTATTGATAGTGACAACTTTAACAAAAAACTATTACTAGACATATACAACGAGCTATAAATGATTAAAATTAAAGACCTGACAGTAAAAAACTTTATGAGTGTGGGTAACCAAACCCAGGCTGTAGACTTTAACAGAGAAAAACTTACGTTAGTGCTTGGTGAAAATCTCGATCAAGGAGGTGACGATTCTGGCTCACGAAACGGTACAGGCAAAACTACGATAATCAATGCATTATCCTACGCTTTGTACGGCCAAGCACTAACAAACATCAAGCGAAACAACCTTATCAATAAAACAAATTCTAAAGGTATGGTTGTTTCGCTTGACTTTGAAAAAGACGGACAGGAATACAGAATAGAACGAGGACGCTCTCCTACATTTTTTAAATTTTTTATTAATAAACAAGAACAAGATGCAGAAGACGAGTCGCAAGGTGACAGTCGCAAGACACAAGAATACTTAAATGACTTGTTAGGTATGAGTCATGATATGTTTAAGCATATTGTTGCATTAAACACTTACTCAGAACCGTTCTTATCAATGCGTCAAAATGATCAACGTGCTATTATTGAGCAACTACTTGGTATTACTATCTTATCGGAAAAGGCAGAAAATTTAAAAGAACAAATTAGACAAACAAAAGAGTCAATAACACAAGAAACATTGAAAATCGATGCTATTAATACTGCTAACAGTAGAATCGAAGATACTATAAAAAGTTTACGCACTAAACAAAGTGCATGGAATAATAAAAAACAACAAGACCTTGAGAAATTGCAGCAATCACTAGACGAACTAGAGCATTTAGACATTGATGTAGAATTAGAGTCGCACGAAAAATTGCAAAGCTGGACTGAATTAAACACTGCAATTACGGCTCTTAATAAAGAAAAAAGCACACTAGAAGCTGCACTACTACAAGCCGATAAACGTGTGAAAAAGATTGAAAAAGACGTCTTAAATCTCGAGGATGCTACTTGTTATACATGCGGGCAAACTTTGCATGAAGACAAAAAACAGCAAATTTTAGCCGATAAAGCAACAGAATTAGAAGAATCAATGTTATATCAAACAGATGTTTCTAGTAAACTTGATGATGTGCTTAAAGGACTTTCTGAAATTGGAGATATAAACGGTAAACCTGATACTTTCTACGAAACTGCTAAAGAAGCATATGACCATAGAAACAATGTTGATACCTTAAAGCAAACAGTTATTACTAAATCTGCAGAACAAGATCCTTACGAAACACAGATTGAAGAATTAACACACGAAGCACTACAAGAAATCAACTGGTCGCCAGTAAACGATCTTACAAGTCTTAAAGATCACCAAGAATTTTTGTTAAAATTACTTACCAACAAAGATAGTTTTATTCGCAAGAAAATTATTGATCAAAACTTAGCATACCTAAACAACAGACTAACATACTATCTCGATAAACTAGGACTACCTCATCAAGTTGCATTCCAGAACGACCTTAATGTAGAAATTACACAACTTGGTCAAGACTTAGATTTTGATAACTTGTCAAGAGGAGAGCGTAACAGACTAATACTTGGACTTTCGTTTGCATTCCGAGATGTATGGGAAAGTTTGTATCAAAATATTAATTTGTTGTTTATTGACGAATTAATCGACAGCGGTATGGACACAGCAGGTGTAGAAAATTCACTAAGTGTTCTCAAAAAAATTACTAGAGAACGAGATAAGAATGTTTTCCTTATCTCTCATAAAGACGAACTTGTAGGTAGAGTTAACACTATATTAAAAGTAATTAAAGAAAATGGCTTCACATCATATGAAAATGACATTGAAGTAATAGACTAATGATAAATGATGACATACACGACAAATTAACAAAGGCATACTTAGAATATTTTAAAGCAAATGATGCATTTGAGGCAAGAAAATCTCACCGCACTCATGCAGCAAGTAGACGCTGGTTGAGAGAAATTAGAAAATTAGCAAAAGACAGAATGGATGAGATACATTATACGTATCAAATCAAAAAGAAAGAAGAAAAAGAAGGCACACAATAAGTAAGTTCATGCAGTGGACTTACGAAGGCAAACAAATCGATAAAATACCAGACGAGTATGAAGGCTTTGTTTATCTCATAACAAACATTACCACTGGGCAAAAGTATATAGGCAAAAAACTAGCAAAGTTTAAGACTACCAAGCCACCACTTAAAGGCAAAAAAAATAAAAGACGAGGCTACAAAGAAAGTGACTGGAAGGACTACTGGGGTAGTTCAGATAGATTACAGGCAGACGTAGACAAGTTAGGCCCAGAAAACTTTACAAGAGAAATATTATATCTTTGCAAAGGCAGAGGCGAAATGTCCTATATAGAGGCAAGAGAGCAATTTGACCGCCGTGTATTAGAGAGCGACGAGTATTACAATGGAATTATTAATGTTAGAGTTGGCGGTTCCGATAAATTGCGACAGGCATTGCTAGAACATCACATCAAGGCAAAACAATCCAACACATAAGGTTAGCGGGCCAGTTTGAAAATACCGCTGTGGAAAAAGTTTCCGTATAGGAACACACGTAACATGCTGAGCGGCATCCGGTAGTAGGGTGTTTGATTGGCATAGATGGAATGTTGGCTGTCGAAACACTGCATATTGTACATAAAAACTCTTTAGCAATAGGAACGAAGCGGGAGGTAATGTACTATATAGAAAGCATAAAAGCGTTTTACGCACTCTATATAGTATATGATGTCGACGTAGGTTGGGAAAGGTCAGAGCCCATTGTACAGCAGAAAACACCTACTTCCAAGTCTCGGCTGTGGCGAACTCACATGAAGCTAATTTTGAGACAGGCTGGAACCGTAACAGGTTCCGTCTGACTGAAACAATCTACATGAAACTTAAACATTATTACTTCGTAATAATGTGTTTTCTCAAATATAAATTATATCATACAAACGAAGTGCATAGTTTGAGCGATAGCGAAAACTTGGATCAACGAAGTTGAGACATAAATACATTTAACACAGTAGGACTTCTTAAATGAATGTATTTGATATAATATCTGAAGCAGAACCAAAAGTACAAATATCTTATGGAAAAGGCAAATATGCAGGGTTTAAATGGGAACGTTTAGGCAATGGCGATTTTCGTGTTACAACTCCTGATGGTAATACCGATATTGTTGATAAAAACAAAGGTAAGCAGCTTCGTGGCTTGGCTGACAATTGGATCAAGGAATGGGAGCAACGCAAAATAGATGCTCAAAATAGAAAAAGCGAAGCACAAAAAAAGTTAGCCCGCAAAAGAGCAAAAGCATATGCACAAAACTTTTTAAAATGGGGCGGCAGAAGTTTTGTAGTTATTCGTGCATTTTTTATGGCTGCAGGTATTAAGAAAAGCTGGGATGAACATGTTGCCTGGCAAGAACAACACTATTATAACTTTTCTATAGGTGCATATGGCAAAACTATAGAAGAAAATTATAAAAATTTTAGACGAACACAACAAGTAGCAGTAGGCGCATTGCTAACTGATGCCTGTGCAGAAATTTCTAAGGCTGCTAGAGACGGTTACTTAGTAATGAAAACTATTAAAAATGTTAGAAACATGATATCTGCTGGTACAGTTGCATTTACAGGATTTATAGGTCCAGCAGTAATATGGGTAATTACTGAAGCAGCATTTTGGTTATTTGAAAGATGGATAGGTAATGTTAAAAACATTAGAGCATTAATGGGTGGACTATATGAAGATGGAATTTCCAATGTTAGAGAACAAGGAATAGCAGGAGGCTATTTTAAAGAAGCATTCCTAGGTGCAATGGGTGCTGTTCCTCAAGGATTTGTTGACATGGCAGGAGCAGACGTTAGTGCAAAAGAACTTATGAATTTAGATCCTGCAGCAGATGCTGCTGTCGATAAAGCTAAAAGTAGTGGAAATTTGCCCGACACATCTAAAAGTAAAATAAACAAAAAACGAAGAGCACCAAGTCAACAATCTCAACAACCCGCAGCAGATTTAGACAGTTTAGTTACTTTCTAAACCATAGGTAACTGTGTTTTTTTAGTTGCTTCGATATTTTCTTCTACAATTTTATCCATAATTTCTAAATCGCTAATATCTGTGTTATAAAACAATTCGCTAGAATCGACGCCGCCGCGCATATACCAAGTCATTTTGTAGCAATTATGTTTAAGTTGTTTGATTTGAAGTTCTAGATCTTCTTCAAGCTCTTTAATTTCAGAATCCGGGGTAAGAGTTAGCGTAGTTCGAAAAAATTTGAGTAGTCCAATTCAGTTTCAACTTCACTTTGTTTTTCACATGAAGCACAAGTTAGTGTGCTTTTAGGAATATCCCAAGTTTGGCGATTTTTTACAACTGTGTCAGTAATTGAATTAAAATAATCTGCTTCAGAATTTTCTAAAAAGTTTCTAATTTCTTTTGGATCTGTTTCTACTTCTCCGTCAGGAGTAGTAATTTTAATCACACAATCAATGATAGCATTCATTCTAGTTTCATTGATAGCGTCATAGATTTTATCTAATTCTTCTTTTTGTTTTTCTTCATCAGTGATATTAGGAACGTGTTGTATAATTTGTCGTTGAAATACAAATGTTTGCTTATTAACCTTAGTAAACTCTCTATAAGTTAGTGGACGGATTTCGAAAACAAAGCCTTGGTAATTGACTTCATTTATAAAGTTTTGTCTAGTAAAATAATCAAGGATGTTTTGCAAACTTAGAGCATATTCGTTTACTTCTTCGCAATGTTTACATGTTGCACTTAGTTGTAGATCTTTTCCATAACTAGCTAATCTAATAGCACTCAAACAAAAGTCTACGTCAATAATTGGCATGTTCCACGGATTTTTTATAGATGGAATGCATCTGTTGATAACTTTTACTGTAGCATTGCCTGTGAACAATGCATCTGGTGTTTTTACAGCCATTTCATCTGCCGGAGTCATACTAAAGACTTCTAGTTCTTGTGTTTTATCTAAATCCATAGGATTATAAAATTCGCCTTTACTAGGCAAGTCTACGTATAATTTTGGTTCACGCTTGTATTTGCGTAAAGGACTAGTATGTTCTTCCATTGTCGTTCCTGAGGTAAATATAGTATAACATTTATAAATTATTTATAATCGTAAAATAACCGGAGATTTGATTGTGGCAGAAGAACTCGATCCAAAAAAAGCAAACGCAGCCTTAGACGCTACAGCAGGTGCAACTAAAAAGTTAACCAAAGGCGTTAAAGATCTGGCAGGAGCGTTTGGAGACACAGCTTTAAAATATGCCACCGGTTTACCTACATTAGAAGACACAACTAAAGCTACAGGAAAGTTTAGTAAAGCTGTAGGATATCTTGAAGGACAGCTAGGTGTGTTCAATGAGATGTCTCAGTACGGTGTGACGTTTGGCGGCGAGCTTGACAAAATGACTGTCAAAGCAACTGCTGCTAGGATGACACAAGAACAGTTAACCAAAACAATTAAAAATGCTAATGGTGACTTTACATTATTTGGTGCAACTGCAAACGCAGGTTTACAAACATTTTTAACCAATCAAGCTGAATTTTACGATACAATGCCTTTAGCAGCAGATAATCTACGTAGATTAGGAATGAGCACAGAAGAAATAAATGAATCTATGCTTGCCTATGATAAGATTTCTAGGATGAACAATCGTAGAGACATGCGTTCAACTGCTGAAAGAAATAGATCCGCTGCTGCATTTGCAGAAGAAATGGACTTAATGGCAAAACTTCAAGGCAAAAGTCGTAAAGAACTACAAGCCGAAATGGAAGCTAGAGCACGTGAAGGAAGAATTATTGCTTTAAAATCTGGTCTTGAAAAAGACATGGCTGATGCACTTGATCAAAACTTGCAAAAAGCTGCGGCGTTCGGTCCAGGTGTTGAAGGCGTAATGAAAGACATGATGGCTATGGGTGTACCTAGCAAAGATAATGCAAAACTATTTGCATTATTAGGTGCTGAAGCTCAAAACTCAATGAGAGCAATGAAGAAAGCGCAAGACGCAGGAGATGTTGCTGAATACAATCGTCAAATGGGAATATTCCAAGCTGCTATGGAAAAACGCGGCAAAGACGAAAACGTAAGACGTATGGCATTACTAGGAGGATTAAACGAATATTCTCAAATTGCTGGCGAAATTATTACTAATACACAAACAGGAATGGGGGCAGCACTAGCAGATGCTAGAGCAACACTAGAAGCCGAAGTAGCAGCAGGCAAACGTAGAGCATTTACTGAAGAAGAAGTTACAGAACTTGCACGTAAGCGAGCCAAAGCAGAACAAGATGCGCAAAAAAGAGACGGCGGAGAAGGAACCACTAAAGCAGTCACAGATGCATTGATTGCAGCACAAATGAAATCATTTGAAGTTGCTGAAAAAGTTCAAGTTGAAGCAACAACTAAACTGTATAAAGAACTTTCAGGTGCAGCATCTGGTTTTACTAAGTCGTTAACAGAAGCCAATCCAGAAGCTTTAGTTGAAAAAGTATTAAACTTATTTTCAGATATATCTAAAGAAATTACAGGGTCTGCCGGAATTTCTAGTACACCAGAAGAAATTGATACTGCTACAATGAATCTAGCAGGTGCAGGAGACGTAGATACTCTTGCAAAAGTAAAAGAACTTGAGAATCAATTACAAACAGCAAAACCTGAAGAGAGACAAGGCATTATTGACCAAATAAAGCAATTAACTACAAAAGCTAATAGTATGGTAGTTGAAGGCAATGTTAACATACACCCGGACGGAGAAACTATTATTCATGGGAATCAGCAACCGCAAGATACAGGATTACCGACTACTGGTTTGAATACAGGTACAGTTGGAGTGTTCGGTAAATTGTTTGCAGACTTTGGCAAAGGTACAAAGGCTATGCTGCATAACGAAGAAATGGTTGCTACTAAACCACAATTAGCAGCTGGGTTAACTGAATTTGCAAAAGAATTAAGAAGTACCTTTGGTGGATCTAGTAAAGATCAGGTAGCAGCACAACAGAAAACTGCAAATGAATTGCAAAAAACACTCGGTGCAGGACTGAAAATGAAACCAGACAATTCTATAATGGAGAAAGAAATTTCATCATTTGGTAGTTCTATGATAGAACAGTCAAAGAATCAAAAATCAGCACTAGAATCTAATGCTGGTAAGTTTGCTAAAATATCAGAAGACATGATGAAGCAAATGGATGTTGGAAAAATGGGTGCTTCATTAGATGGAGTAGCTAAAGAAATCGGTCCAGGACTCGCAAGTATGGGGTCTCAGTTGCAAGGACAGGTAAGTAGTATACGTCCACAAATGCAAAATATGGCAAGTAGTATGGCACCGCAGTTACAAGAGATGGCAAAAACAATGCAATCAAATATGCCTGATTTACAAAATCAAATGATGGGATTTGCAGATGCCCTTAAAGGGCCTATGGAAAATATGGCCAAAAACATGGAAGAACAGTTGACAGTAAGCAAAAAAGGTGTTAATATAAACGATAAACAACTTCGATCATCGAAAGCAATGATTGGCAATGTGTTCGGAGGAATAGGAGTTAGGTAAATGAGTTGGAAAAAATATTTTACGCCAGTACCGACAGCAAATAATATTAGTGGAGGTTACAGCCCAATTAATGGAAGTAACAGTGGTTCATTAGGCCCTGCTAAGTCTAATTATAATTCATACCTACCTGATGTTTACGTTGGATCGCCAAATCGTGTTGAACGATATGGACATTATAATGTGATGGATCTTGATTCAGAAGTAAATGCTGCTCTCGATATCCTTGCTGAATTTTGTACACAAGACAACGAAGAAAATGCTACAAATTTTAAATTTAACTTTAACAAAAAAGCAACTAATAGCGAAGTAAAAATCCTCGGCCAATATTTAAGACAATGGTGCAAATTAAATAATTTCGAAACAAGAATGTTCCGTATTTTTAGAAATACTTTTAAGTACGGCGATGCTATATTTTTAAGAGATCCGGAAACAAAAAAATGGTTTCATGTTGATCCTGCTAAAGTAACAAGAATTATTGTTAATGAAAGCGAAGGCAGGAAACCAGAGCAATATATCATTAAAGACATTGCTTTTAACTTTAAAGACTTAGTTGCAACTACTCCTCATCAAACAAACGGAAACATAACAGGAGGCGGCTCAGGATATCTACAAGGTGGCGTCCGCGGAATGGTAGGTGTTCCTAATAATTCTGCACAAGGTGGAAGGTTCCAATTACAAGAAGGTGAAGTTGCAATCGATGCGCAACACGTAGTTCATCTTAGTTTATCAGAAGGACTAGATAATAACTATCCTTTTGGTAATTCATTATTAGAAAGCGTATTTAAAGTTTACAAGCAAAAAGAATTGCTTGAGGATGCAATTATTATCTACCGTGTGCAAAGAGCACCGGAACGTAGAGTGTTCTACGTTGATGTGGGTAACATGCCTTCACACCTTGCTATGCAGTTTGTTGAGCGTGTTAAAACGGAAATACACCAAAGACGTATCCCATCGGCGACAGGAGGCGGCCAGAATGTCATAGACTCAGCATACAATCCACTGTCAATCAACGAAGACTACTTCTTCCCACAAACTGCTGAAGGACGTGGATCAAAAGTCGAAACACTACCAGGAGGAACAAACCTTGGCGAAATTGATGATCTTAGATATTTTACTAATAAGCTCGTACGCGGCTTACGAATTCCTTCCTCTTATCTACCAACAGGGGCTGATGACGGTGCTAGCCAATACAATGACGGACGAGTCGGCACTGCTTACATACAAGAATTAAGATTTAATAATTATTGTGAACGGTTACAAGGACTTATTGTTGAAGAATTTAACCAAGAATTTAAACGTTATCTATTAGAAAAAGGAATTAATATTGATACAGCAATGTTTGATATTGATTTTGAAGCCCCGCAAAACTTTGCTGCATATAGACAAAGTGAATTAGATAATGCTAGAATACCAACATTTGGACAAATTCAAGCAGTACCATTTATGTCAAATAGGTTTGTTTTAAAACGTTTCTTAGGGTTAAGCGCAGAAGAAATAGCAGAAAACGAACGTCTTTGGCGTGAAGAAAATGATGAAAACTTACAACCCATGGGTGCAGATGCAGCAGGTGAAATGAGGACTGCTGGCATAAGCTCTGCAGGCATAAGTGCAGATCTAGACGGCGCAGAAGATATAGCTGATGTTGAAGGCGGCGCAGAAACAGGTCCAGAAGGAGCACCACCCGATACTGCTACAGATCAAAATGTAGGCGGAGCAGCAGCAGCGCCAGGCGGCGAACAGGTAATCTAAGGTATAAATACTAACATGATACTACGTGAACTTTTTTACTACGATAAAGAAACAATGGAACCGGTCGAAGACGACCGCTATGATCCTAACTACGATCAGTCAATTGTAGATGACAATGATACACGTAAAACTAGACTGACGCTACGTCAGATCAACCGTGCAAGGAAAGCAAGTGAGCTACATAATAATGAGCAAGCAGAAGAATTAAATTTTGTTCGCCAGATGTATGGAATAGCAGCACAAGCAGCCGCTGCCGGTGTTTAATGGCAAAGTTAGATAAAAGTTTATACTCAAAATCTCAGTGGAAAAAAATTAGAGATGAACGGCGAGCAGCAAAGCAAGCTGGGCGGCAAAAATCTGCAAAAACTAACGAAGCATACGACCCCGTAAAGCAACTTACTACAAAACGTCCTAAAATACATCCTGCCTTAAAAATGGCCTTTGTATTAGGTAACGGAACAAGTAGAAATACTATTGACCTAGAAGATTTACAACATGTAGGCAAGATTTACGCTTGCAATGCTGTATATAGAACTTTTAGACCCGATTATCTTATAGCAGTTGATGTCAAAATGATTTTAGAAATTGCAAAGTCTGGCTATCAGCATCACAACGAAGTATGGACAAATTACAACAAAGCATACCAACGTTTTCAAAATTTAAACTATTTTCATCCTAGTAAAGGGTGGAGTTCAGGTCCTACAGCTTTATGGTTGGCAGCAGAACATGCATATGAAAAAATCTTTATACTAGGCTTTGATTACAAAGGCTTAGACGGCGGCAAAAAATTGAATAATATTTTCGCCGATAGTCCTAATTATAAAAAAAGTGCTGATGGAGCAACTTTTTTCGGTAATTGGTTAAGACAAACAGTAAGTGTAGTAAAGGAACATCCTAATATTCAATTTTATAGAGTTATAGCACCTGATAACTATATACCTGACGAGCTAAATAAATTTGATAATTTAACACATATTACTATTGAAGATTTTCAAAAAATGTTCAATTTTTCTTAATTTTTTATAAAATGGTTCGTTTTGAGCCTATTTCTACGTATATTTTCTTCTCTATGTTAAATAATAGTGACAGCCTTACCATAGGTAAAACATTTATAGGAGAAAAAAATGGCAGATCGCAACAAGTTTGAAGAAATGCTTGAGCGTCTTATCAACGAAGATAAAGAAGGCGCAGAAGAGCTTTTCCACGAGATTGTAGTAGAAAAATCACGTGAAATTTACGAAAACATCTTAGAAAATGATTTAGAAGAAGATGACGAAGATTTAGACGAAACAACTGATGAAGAAGTTGATGAGTCAGATGAAGAAGACCTTGACGAAGCAACTGACGAAGAAGTTGATGAGTCAGACGACGAAGAAGTTGAAGAAGACTTTGATTTAGAAGAATTTGAAGTTGAAGCTGATGACGAAATGGGCGATGACCCAACAGATGCTATGGCAATGGACATGGAACCAGCTGACGACGAAATGGATATGGGTGACGAAGAAGGTGAAGGCGAGATTGAAGATCGTGTTGAAGACCTAGAAGATGCCCTAGACGAACTAAAAGCAGAATTCGAAGCAATGATGGGTGACGAAGAAGGCGACGAAGAAGGCGACATGGACATGGACGATGAAGAAGGCGACATGGACATGGGCGACGAAGAAGCCGAAGACGAGTCAATTGCTTATGAAGGTTCAGATGAGGAAGTCGAAGAAAGAGACGAACTAGACGTGATGCGTGAGTACGTTGAAAAAGTCGGCGCTCCAAGCAACACCGAAAACGGTGTGAATGCAGCATCTCCAGTAGCCGGTGCAAACGACATGGGCGGCACCGCAAGCAACCTAGTACAAGGTGGCGAAGCTACAGGTGGTACTGCAAATAGCCCAAAAGAAGACAATGCAGGTAACGTAAATGTACCAGGTGGCAAAGCAAGTAAGTCTCTAAAAGGACAGAAAGCTAAGTCAACTAAAGAAACTGGTGCAGATGCAAAACCAGTCATCGGCGGCTAATATTAGGAACTACGGATGAATAACTATTTACGAGAGCATTTGACATTTGACCAAGCAAACATGGTCGTAGAGTCTGCTAATGAAGGCAAAGACCTTTTTATGAAAGGTATTTGTATCCAAGGTGGTGTACGCAATGCAAATCAGCGTGTGTATCCTGTGAATGAAATTGGCAGGGCTGTCAAAACTCTCAATGATCAAGTAAGCGGAGGTTATAGTGTTCTCGGCGAAGTAGATCATCCAGAAGGACTTAATATAAACTTAGATCGTGTGAGTCATATGATTACAGAAATGTGGATGGATGGCCCAAACGGTTATGGAAAATTAAAAATCCTACCGACCCCAATGGGGCAATTAGTGAAAACTATGCTAGAAGCTGGCGTCAAACTTGGCGTCAGCTCTAGAGGTTCTGGCAACGTAAGAGAAGACGGGTCAGGCGAAGTAAGTGATTTTGAAATTATTACGGTAGACGTTGTGGCGCAGCCAAGTGCGCCAGGCGCTTATCCTACACCTATCTACGAACATTTGATGAATGCTCGTGGCGGTATGCAGGCATATGAAATCGCACAGGCAACAAAAAACGATGCAAAGGCACAAAAATACTTAAAAGAATCTTTGATTAATATAATCAACAGACTCCAATAATGAGGAGAATAATATGTTGGATGCACTAAAAACACTCTTTGAAAACGATGTAGTTACAGAAGAAGTGCGTACACAAATTGAAGAAGCTTGGGAAGCTAAGATTAAAGAAAATCGTCAGCAGGTAACTGCTGAGCTTCGTGAAGAGTTTGCTCAAAAATATGAGCATGATAAAGCAACGATGGTAGAAGCTATTGATACAATGGTTTCTGAGCGTCTTGCATCAGAAATTGAAGAATTTGCTGATGATCGCAAGCAGTTAGCCGAAGCTAAAGCAAAGTATGCTGTTGCAATGCGTGAAAATGCAAATCTACTTAAAGGGTTCGTAATGGAATCACTTAAAAAGGAAGTTTCTGAGCTACACGAAGATCAAAAAGCGATTGCAGCTAAGTTTTCAAAGCTAGAAGAATTTGTAGTAGAATCACTTGCTAAAGAAATTGCAGAATTTTACGAAGACAAAAAAGATTTGGCAGAAACTAAAGTTAAACTTGTTAAAGAAGCCAAAACTAAATTCGCCGAAGTTCGTAAGAGCTTTATCGATAGAAGTGCAAAAGCAGTATCTGAAACAGTCAGCAAAGCTCTTACAGCGGAAATGACACAATTGAAAGAAGATATTGAAGATGCACGTAAAAACGACTTCGGTCGCAAACTATTCGAAGCATTTGCTTCAGAATACACTAACAGTTACCTCAACGAAAAGTCTGAAACTGCTAAACTTATGAAAGTTCTAGAACTAAAAGATAAGCAATTAGCAGAAACACAGGCAGAGGTTTCTAGAGGAAAAACTATTGTAGAAGCAAAAGAAGCTAAAATTAAGAAAATTATTGAAGCTACTGAACGCAAAGACACAATTAATGAACTTATTGATCCTTTAAGCAAGGACCAAAAAGAAATCATGACAGATTTACTGGAATCAGTTCAAACTGCAAAACTACGTTCTGCATTTGACAAGTATCTACCATCAGTAATTGATGGAAAGAGTCCAGCGAAGCAGAAGGCACAATTAACAGAAGGCACAGAAGTAACAGGCAACCGTGAAACAACTAACGTTAGTAAAAACGCAAGCGACGAGAACGTAATTGACATTCGTCGTTTAGCGGGACTTTAATTTAAGGAGAAAAAAATGTCAGAACTATTAACAGGTCGCTGGCAGGAAACAAAAACTGCACTTCTAGAAGGCCTTCAAGGCACAAAGAAAGCTGTTATGGACTCAACCTTAGAAAATACTCGTAAGTATTTGGCTGAGACTGCAACTGCTGGTGCAACTTCTGCCGGTAATGTAGCAACATTAAACCGTGTGATTCTACCAGTGATCAGACGTGTTATGCCAACAGTGATCGCCAACGATATCGTAGGTGTTCAACCAATGACTGGTCCTGTGGGTCAAATCCACACTCTACGTGTACGTTACAGCGATACAGCTGATGACGCTACAGCAGGTGAGGAAGCACTTAGCCCATTAAGATCGCACTTGGTTATTCAGGTGACGAAGCAGGTTCAGATGCTGGTAAAGCAAATGCAACTGCTGCACTAGAAGGTGCTGCTGGTAATAAACTAAGCATCCAGATCTTGAAGCAAACAGTAGAAGCAAAAACCAGAAAGCTATCAGCTCGCTGGACTTTTGAATCTGCTCAGGATGCTCAGGCACAACACGGCATTGACGTTGAAGCAGAAATTATGGCTGCTTTGGCTCAAGAAATTACTGCTGAAATTGATCAAGAGATCCTAGCATCTCTACGTTCACTAGCTGCTACTGAAGAAACATACAACCAAGCAGCAGTAAGCGGTACTGCAACATTTGTTGGTGACGAACATGCTGCACTAGCAGTTCTTATCAACAGAGTAGCAAACAAAATTGCACAGCGCACAAGACGCGGTGCTGGTAACTGGGCAGTTGTTAGCCCATTTGCGCTTACAATTCTTCAGTCTGCAACAACTTCAGCGTTCGCAAGAACAACTGAAGGTGCGTTTGAAGCACCAACTAACACAAAAATGGTTGGTACACTAAACAACGCAATGAAAGTATATGTTGATTCATATGCAGCAGATACTAAGCCTGTACTTATTGGTTACAAAGGTTCAAGTGAATCAGATGCAGCGGCATTCTACTGCCCATACATCCCACTAATGAGCTCAGGTGTTGTACTAGATCCAACATCATTCGAGCCAACTGTCAGCTTCATGACACGTTACGGATATGTTGAGCTAAACAACACTGCGTCATCTCTAGGTAACGCAGCAGACTACTTAGGCGAAGTTAACATCAGTAACGTTACATTCCAGTAATAGCTTAAGAAGAAATTAGAAATAGGCCCTACGGGGCCTATTTTTTTGACTAAATATTATTACGTTCATCCTACGGGACGGAAGTAGCATAATGCGAAGGAACGCACTTTAACCTTTAACAAGGAGAAGTGTTATGGACAGATTCACGTTTTGGTGCTTCAGGCAACTAATCAAACAGCATCGTGAAAAAAAGATTAACTTTTTATTAAAAAAAGGTTGACTTTTACTATAAAGATGTTATATTAATAACATAAGCAACAAAGACTTAGCTAGTCGATGTTTATAGTGCAAGGAAGAGGCGTTTACCAGAGCGTCGAACTTGGCTGTTTAGGGGTGGTACCCAG